CCTCAAAAGATAAAATATTCCCACATCAGCTTTCGGAAAGGAAGGTAGGATATGCCAACACCACCAAAACCATATTTAGTATTAAAAGCAGAAAAGAAATCACATAGAACCAAAGCAGAATTAAAGTTGAGAGAAGAAGGGGAAAAGGCTCTTGCTACAGGTGCGGCATTAAAAGAACGCCCTGAAGTAAAAGCTAATCCAATAGCACACAAAGAATTTTTGAGAATAAATAAATTGCTAAAGAACATGGAGAAGAATGATGCTATATATGAACCGATTATTAATCGTTATTGTTTACTTCAAGCTGAATGTGTAGATCTGGAAAATAAGAGAGAAAAAATATTTGAACAGGCTCAAAGATTAGAAGAAAAATTAGATAAACTAGGGGATGAAGTAGAATTTGATGTTTTAAGAACAGTTACAAGAGATTTGGCAGATATTTATAAAACAATGGGTTCTATAGATAAACAAATTCAAAGCAAGAGAAAGATGCTTCTTGATATAGAAAAAGAAAACATAATGACGATTGCTGCAGCACTAAGGAGTATACCTAAAAAGGTTGATAAAGAGGAAAACCCATTATTAAAAGCATTAAGAAGTGATGCATAATGAACATTAAAGAAAGTAGAGCTTACAAATATGCTCTTTGGTGTTTAGAAGAAGGTAATCGGAAAGTACCAAAATACGTTAAAAAGCAAGCTAAATCATGGATAGATATAGTAGATGGTAAAGATGAAGAAGCCTATATTGATGAAAAAGCTTTTGATAAAATTAATAAGCTATTAAAGCTAATGATACATCCTGATCTACACTGCCCTATGAATGAAGGATTGGACGACTATGCATGGTTTTTAATCGTAGCTGTATTTTGTACTAAACTACGAAATAAAGGAAATAAGGATATCAGATATTATCAGACTGCTGTATTAGAAATAGCACGTAAAAACCGCAAAACATTCTATTCCGCAGTTATTTTTATATTGCTGCTTTTAACAGAGCCTTCATTTAGTCGCTTTTTTTCAGTAGCGCCGGATTTGAAATTATCAAGCGAATTAAAATTGGCTATTCGTAAAATCATTAAAGTTAGTCCATTACTTGCAGATGAATCGGTATTTAAGATTTTACGTTCAGAAATTCGCTGTTTGTTAACGGAAAGCGAATACATTCCTTTGGCATACAGTGAGGACCGTATGGATGGCAAGTTAGCAAATGCATTCCTTGCTGATGAAGCAGGCGCAATGGATAGTTACCCAGTTGAGGCCATGCGTTCATCACAAATATCCTTATTGAATAAATTAGGCATCATTATTAGCACACAATATCCGAACGATAACAATGTTATGATTGATGAAATAGATATATCCAAAAAGGTACTAGATGGATTGTTAGAAAACAAAAGGAGATTTTCGCTGCTTTATGAGCCTGATGATGATTTGCTGGTCAATGATCAATGGCAGACGAATGATTTCGTCATATATCAGTCCAATCCAGTTGCAGTAACAGATGAAACCATCTTCAATGCCATAAAAGATATGAGAACTATGGCTATTCTCTATGAAAATAAGCGAGAAAATTACTTATGCAAGCATAACAATATCAAGTATAAAGGCTTAGGAGTAGAAGGATATATTGACGTTGCCAAAGTTAGAGAGTGCAAGATTAAAGAAAATTTAGGTTTTTGGAAAGGCAAACGTGTTTGGGTAGGGCTTGACTTATCACAAACTGATGACAATACTGCGGTTGCCATGGTAACAGAACACGAAGGTATTATTTATGCTAAAGCTTTTGGATTTATACCTAAAGATAGGATAGACCTAAAAAGCAAAAAAGAAAAGGTTGATTATAATAAACTAATCAGGCATAAAGTTTGCTATGCCTGTGGGGATGAAGTGATCGACTACTCATTTGTAGAGAACTTTTTAATTGAGCTAGAGGTTAGTTATGGTGTTGAAATCCAGCAAGTGGGCTATGACCGATATAATGCAATTTCTACAGTTCAGAAACTAGAAGCAGCAGGCTATGAATGTGTTGAGATTAAACAGCATTCAAGCGTACTTCATATGCCTACAAAGCTACTCAAAGAGTGTATTTTAAATAAGACATTTAGGTATGACGAAAACCTAATGCTAGAGATAAACTTCCAAAATGCACGTTGCACCGAGGACACCAACTTAAATAAGTATGTCAACAAGAAAAAGTCAGAGGGTAAGGTCGATATGGTAGTAGCTTTAATCAATGCTATATATTTATTACAACAAGACCTATTATTTGGTTCTGATTTTATTGTGCAGACGGTCTAGAAAGAAGGTGATAAATTGAAATGGCCATGGCAAAAAGAAGAAAGAGCAGAGCAGACCTCATATGAAGATGCTTTATTAACTGCATTATTAAGTAAAACCACTGTAACTAAGAATGAGGCATTGAATATACCTAGTTTAAATGGTTGTATTAGTTATATTGCTAATACAGTGTCCATGCTACCTATAAAGCTCTACAAAGAGGATGATGGAAAGGTCGTAGAAGTTAAAGATGATCCGAGGGTTATGCTTCTGAATGATGATACAGGTGACACCCTTGATGCAACTCAATTTTGGAAAGCTATGATTTCGGATTACTTCTTAGGAAAAGGTGGATATGCTTACATCAATAAACGTGGTAATAGGTTTATTAGCCTTCATTATGTTGATGAGAAGCAAGTATCAATCCAAAAGAACAATAATCCTATCTTCAAGGACTATGATATATTAGTCCTAGACAAACCTTATAAACCTTATGACTACATTAAATTACTCAGGAATACCAAAGACGGTTGCAGTGGTACTAGTATAATAACAGAGGCATCTAAAATATTAAGTGTAGCATATAATACACTGATATTCGAAGAAGCATTGGTTAAAAAGGGTGGAAATAAGAAAGGTTTCTTAAAATCATCTAAGAAGTTATCTGATGATGCTATGAGAATGCTGAAAGAAGCTTTTAAAAGGCTCTATGGGAATAACGAAGAAAATGTTGTAGTCCTTAATGATGGTATAGAGTTTCAAGAGGCTTCTAATTCATCTGTTGAAATGCAGCTTAATGAGAATAAGGAAACTAACTCAACCGAAATCTGCAAGCTGTTTAATGTGCCTGAAACCATTATTAAGGGTACAGCCAATGAAAAAGATTATATTAACGGGTTTAAACTAGCTGTAATGCCTGTTATAAGAGCAATAGAATGTGCTTTAAATCGTGACTTCTTACTTGAAAAAGAAAAGAAGTCTTTTTATTGGGCTTTTGACACCAAGGAAGTCACCAAAGGCGATATAAAGACCCGATATGAGGCTTATGAGATAGGGTTAAGGGCGAACTTCCTACAGCCTGATGAAGTGCGCTATATGGAAGATTTAGAGCCTTTAGGATTTAACATGATGAAACTAAACCTAGGTGATGTATTCTTTAACCCAAAAACAAGGGAAATATACACACCGAATACAGGCAAAACCCAAAATATCGACATGAAAGGCGGTGGTGATGATGAAAGTTGAAATAAGGGCTGACGGGGCACATATTAGTGGCTATGTTAACGTCACAGAGAAAAAATCAAGGCCAGTAATTACACCTAGGGGCAAAGTTATTGAGGTAATTGAAGAACGAGCCTTTGAGAAGGCCATTGAAAGGGCAGGGTGTATAAACCTCACAGTAGACCATGACAACACGCATATCTATGCCAGCACAGAAGATGGTACATTAACGCTCTATGAGGATGCAATAGGACTTCATGCTGATGTACTAATTAGTGATGAAAATATTATTGAGCTCGCTAAAAAAGGCAAAATAAAGGGTTGGTCTTTTGGTATGTATAACGTTGTTGACGAGTTAGAAGAAAGAGCAGGGGAACTGCCAATAAGACGTGTAAAATCCCTAGACTTAGATCATTTGACCCTTGTTATAAATAAGCAACCAGTATATTCGGCCACTAGCGTTGAATTAAGAGCTGGTGAAGATGTTGACATCGAGGAGAGGGCATCTGAGCATGAAGTAAAAGTTGTGATCTCAAAGCAACCGATTGATTACTCACAATACGAAAACAGATTAAACAGTTTAAAAGTCAGCAAATAGCTGGCTTATTTTTATGCAAAGAAAGGATGAGGATTATGGAACTTAAAAAACTGATGGAACAAAGAGCAGATTTACAGGCAGAAATGGAGGCTCTTTTAAATACTGCCAAAACAGAAGAAAGAGCCATGACAGAAGAAGAAACATCCAAGTTTGACGAGTTAGAAAAGAAAATCAAGGCTATTGATGGCACTATCGAAAGAGAGGAGCGTGCAAGGAAGATGGAACACAAAGAAGTTAAGCCTACTGAGGTAGAAGAAAGAGCGGTAGTAGAGGAAAGAGCATTTGCTAACTACATCAGAAAGCAATGTGGGGTTCATGTTGAGGAAAGAGCAGGAGAGCAAAACCTAGACATGGGGAATAATGGCGCAGTAATCCCTGTAACAATCGCACAAAGGATCATCAGAAAAGTAGAAGAAATTGCACCGGTATTGGCGAAGGCGACTAGGTTCAATGTCAAAGGTACGCTAAAAGTGCCTGTATGGGGCAAAGCCAATACAACCCATGATATTACTGTAGCTTACCAAACAGAATTTACAGATATTACAGCTGATAGCGGTATGTTTACATCTGTAGGTTTATCTGGCTACCTTGCAGGGGCATTAACCTTAATCGGTAAGTCTGTTGCAAATAATGCTGATGTTGATGTTGTGAATTTCGTAATCAATGAAATGGCTAAAAAGATAGCTCAATTCTTAGAAGGAGAGCTATTAAACGGTACTGTTGACAAGGCTACTGGCGCGCTTTCAACCAATACTACATTGAATGCAGGATCTACAACAGCTATTTCAGCGGATAATTTAATTGATCTACAAGCTAAAATCCCAACTGTTTATCAAGCGGATGCTTGCTGGATTATGCACCCATCTACATTCACAACTTTAAAGAAGTTAAAGGATGCTACAGGCCAATACTTGCTGCAAAATGACTTTACTAGTGCTATGCCATATAGAATACTAGGCAAGCCAGTTTATCTGTCCGACAATATGCCTACTATCGGTAGCGGTAAAAAGGCTGTATTGTACGGTGATTTAAGCGGTCTTGCTGTAAACTTCAGAGAGGATATTTCAATTCAAATACTGCAAGAAAAATATGCTACAATGCACGCTATGGGTATCGTGAGTTGGTTCGAATTTGATTCTAATGTCATAGATCATCAAAAACTTGCTGTCCTAGTAATGAGTGTGGCTTAATATGGCGGCAATTAAGCCGCCTATTTTATTTACGAAAGGAGAATGACCATGTATAATACCAAAAATTACACCGAACAGGGCGGGGAAAAAACTGTAATCGGTGGAGAGATAGTTATAGAGGGTAAAATCACCGTTGCAGACGGTGGAGAAGTTGAAGGAATAACAGGGGTTACTGCCGCAGCGACTGAATCAACTATCGGAGGAATAAAAGCAGCAGCAAAAGGTACAGGAGATACGGTAGAGGCAAAAATTGATAGTACTACCTTTAAGCTGTATGTACCAACTTATCCAACAGTACCGGGAGGAGCTACAACAGAAACAGCGGGGATTGTAAAGATGGCTGCTAACGTTGCAAAAATAGCAGGCGATACAGTAACAGTAAAAAATTTTAACGATTTAATTGATGCTTTAGTAGCAGCGGGATTAATGGCTGATAAAGAATAAAAAAGGGGGGGATAACCCTTGAAAGTGAGTGAAGTAACAGTAACTAATGTAGCTGAATATTTAAGACTTGAAGTAGGAGAGTATTCACAAGCGTTACTTACAAGTTTATTAAATACAGCAAAAGAATTTATTAAGTCTTATACTGGTTTAACAAATGAGCAGATTGATAAATATGAGGACTTTTATATTGTGGTAATGGTGCTGTGCCAGGATATGTATGATAATAGATCCTATTACGTAGATAAGAACAACATGAATAAGGTTGTTGAAACTATCCTAGGTATGCACTCTATCAACTTATTGTAGGTGATGGAATGATTAATCCAGGAAGATTAAATCAAAGAATAAAAATATATAAAACTGGCACAGGATATGATGATTATGGAGAGCCATTGGATGATAAAATAGATATCCATAAGTGCTGGGCAAGTGTTCGTAATAAGAGTGGGAAAGAGCAATTTCAAACTAATACACCATATGCTAAGACAATAACTAGTTTTCTAATTAGATATACTAAAAAAGCTATAGATACTACTATGAAAATAGAGTTTCAAGGAGAAGAATACAATATTATCTATGTAGATAACTTCAATTTCTCAAATGAATGGATAGAGATAACTGCTGAGAAGGTGACGTAATGGCTAAGGTGAATTTTAAAGTAGAAGGCATGAAAGAACTTGAAAGGTCGCTTGACAAACTCGGTAAAGTACCTCAGAAACACGTTACAAGTGCATCAAAAAAAGGCATGAATATAGTTCTTAAACAATCAAGGGCTAATGCACCTTATGACACTGGAGCATTAAAGAAGGGTATTAAGCTTGTTGGCGAAAAATCTAAATTGAAAGGCAAAAAGGTTTACAGGATCGTTTTTGATAAAGAAATGAATGATGTTTTTCAAAAGAAGAATGAAGAGGGCGAAGTAACAGGGTATTATCCAGTGTCGCAGGAGTACGGATTTTTTGCTAAGAATGGCAGATACATACCGGGATTAAGATTCATTCGTGACAGCTTGAGCGACAACGCACAGAAGATGGAAAAGACTATAGTTGATACAATGAAGAAAAAGATTGACGAGGAAATAAGAAAGGCAGGGTTAAGCTGATGGATAAGGAAACAGCTAAAAAGGTAATATGTGATCTTATTGATTCCGCAGATGAAATACAAGGCTTTTCTGCAACAGCTGACGTAGAGGAAATCGACAGATCCACTTTAGATGGCGAATGGATAGAAAGAAAAGTTACTGGAAGAACCAACGTTTGTATAACGATATTTAAGGAGCGATAACAATGGAAAGAGCGTTGAGATATGAATTGGAAAGGAGAATTCCGGAACTTAAAGGGAATATCTACCCAACGAATGCGCCAGAGACTTCAAGCAAGCCTTATCTAGTTTATACAAGAATATCAACTAGAAAAGGGAAAACGCTAGAAGGTTTCACAGGGGATGAAACATTGAGTTTCATGTTTTCAGTAATGGCAACTAAATATGCAGATATGAAATCCTTAGCCAAAAAAGTTGAGGATTTTTTAATGTCTTTACCAGGCACAAAAATTGGCAAAGACAACATCTACATTCAAGATATAGACATAAACAATACACACGAGCAATTTGAACATGAACTAAAAGTTAATCGTGGAATCATTGACTTTACAATTTATTATTAGAAATTATTAGAAAGGTGGTTTAAGATATGCCAGAAAGAGCATTAGGAACACAAATATTAATCAATTCGGATGCAATCGCAGGTTTGACATCTATCAACGGGGTATCATTGACCGCAGAAACACTTGACACAACAACGCTCACAAGTAATGGAGGGTACAGGGAATTTACAGGTGGATTCAAGGACGGCGGCGAGGTTACTGTAAGCGGATATTTTGAACCTGGTGACGCTGACGGACAGGTAGCAGTATACAACGCATTTGAGTCAGGGGATGCAATACCATTCTCAATAATTTATCCTCAGGGTGCTTCTTGGGGCTTCAATGGCGTTGTAACAGGCTTTAGCACAAGCGCAGAGCTAGAAGGGCTAATTGCATTTGAAGCGACTATTAAGGTTAGCGGCAAACCTTCACTTAATGTTACAGCAAGCTCAGGGTTGACAAATCTTGTGTTGTCAGGTACTGGCGGAACATTAGCACCGGCATTTTCGGCAGGCACAAGATATTATACTTTCGAAGGGGTTACAGCTAATAAGGTAACTGTAACAGTTACAGGGGCCGGGCAAACAATCAAGATGTTTGTAAACGGCGCATATGTGAAAGACCTTGTTAGCGGATCAGCCGCGGAGGTAGATGTTAAAATCGGCAGCACTAAGATAACAATAATGGCAAATGAAACAGGCAAAGCACCAAAGATTTATGAGATTATTGTTGTTAGAGAAGAAGAATAAAAGGGATAGGTCAAAAGCCTATCCCTTAATAAATGATAGTGGAGGTATTAATTATGAACTATTTGCCAATTCAATTAGATAAAACAAGAAATTTCTTAATGGGCTTTAGAGGTTTGCAGATATTCAAGAAAATAACAGGAAAAAGTCTTGCAAAGTTTGATTATGAAAATGAAGACATAGAAGATTATCTTCCAGTTGTATTTTATGCTGGGCTAGTTCATGAAGATGCAAGTTTGACACTTGAATCAGTTACAGAGCTTATAGACAAACACATTGGAGTTAAAGGTGCTGTACAACTTATGCCAGAAATTTTTAAAGAAATTTTTGGTGATGAAGAAAATGCAAAAAACTTACAAAGGGCAGCGAAGAAATAAATAAAGATATTGAAGATTATGATTACGAAGAAGAAGCTTTGAAAATCGCTGCCCGAATTGGTATTAGTTATGACCAATTTCTTAAAATGACACCTCGAGTATTAAATATTTATACAAAGGCTTACACAGATGAGAAAAAAGAAAGGGAAAAAGAATTAGTATCTCAAGCATATCTCATTTCAAGGTGGGTTTGGCAGAAAAACATTGATATTGATAAGATACTTAAATCTATAGATTCAAAAGAAGAAAAGCAAAAGCAAATGACAGATGGCCAACTATTAGCACAAGCCAAAATGCTTAATGCCATGTTTGGCGGGGAGGTGATAACAGATGGCACAAGGTAGTAACTTTATAGTTCGTGGCGGAGCCGACTTTAGTAAGCTTAATAAGGTCTTTAAACAAACGCAGGAAAAAGTAAAATCCTTTGAATCGTCAATTAACAAATCAATGGCAAAAACTCAGGCAAGCATAAGCAAAATTCAATCTCCAATGAAAGGACTTAGTAAGGTTTTTGGTGCTGTAATAGGTGGAATAACAACAGTGTCAATAGCAAGAGCTATAAAATCTGTAACGCAAATGGCAATGACTGTAGAGTCTTCAATGGACAATATCCGCCGGAACATGGGGAATGCGACAGAAAGCTATCAGGAATTTGTCAATACGCAAGCAAAGGCACTGGGAATGGCACGTAAAGACGCTTATGAATATGGTTCGACATTCTCGAATTTGCTAGGCAGCTTCTTAGCTGACACACAAAAGGTATCGAGCGAAACACAAAACCTGATGAAATCCGCGGCCGTAATTGCAAACAAGACAGGGCGAACATATGAAGATGTTGCTGACAGAATTCGTTCAGGATTACTTGGGTACACAGAAGCGATAGACGACCTAGGAATTTACACTAATATTTCAATGATTGAAGCAACGGATGCTTTCAAAAAGTTTGCAAACGGGAAAACGTGGAATCAACTTGACTACAGGACACAGCAACAAATCAGACTTGCGGCAATACTTGAACAGGCGTACAAAAGGTACGGTGACACACTTGCGGATACAACACAGACAAAGCAAGCTATGTTCTTAGCTAGTCTCGAAAACATAAAACTCAACATCGGGCAAGCGTTCCTACCGATTTACAATGCTGTACTGCCTGCATTAACGGCATTAGCAAATAAGCTTGAGGAAATAACAAGTCATTTTGCAGCATTTACAGAAGCGCTTTTTGGCAAGCCAAAGGTTGCGACATCTACACAAGCAATAGAACAGCAGACTCAAGCTATAACAGAACAAGGTGACGCAATAGATAATGTGGGCAAAAAAGCGAAGCGGTCATTGGCAGGGTTCGACCAACTGAATTTGTTGACACAAACAGAAAACAGTGGAGGAACAGGAAGTAGTTCTACTTCAACTTCGAGCAATGAGCTTGCAGAAGAGGTTACAGACAGCGCAGAAGGAGTAGACAAACTGACAACAGCTCTTGACAGTGCAAAAGCAAAGTTGGCGGAAATGGCAAGAATGTTTGGGTTAGGCTTCTCAATCGGGTTTGGCGATTCAAACCTTGATAACATAACCAACAGCCTTAACAATGTTAAAAACTCGCTTCAAGGCATTGCAGGGAGTTCTCAATTATTAAGTGCTATGGATGGATGGGCGAACAAAATATCAAAGTCATTCGGTATGGTGTCAGGTTCAGTGACAAGTGTAGGCGCGACAGTTGCGGAATTTTTCATTGGTAGTTTTGACAAATACTTGGTTCAGAACAGTGATTTTCTCAAGGGCAAAATAGCTTCGTTGTTCGACATATCCGGCAAACGCGCGGAAATCTGGGGCAATATATCTACTGCTATAGCTGATATATTTACAGTTTTTAGAAGTGATAAAGCTAAGCAAATAGGGGCTGATTTAATTGCGATTTTTGCGAATAGTGGACTATCAATTATTGAATTGGGTTGGCAGTTTGGCACAGATTTTTTGGGAAATATATCAAAATCTATTATTAATAATAAAGATGCTATTAAAAATGCTTTAGATAATACACTTACTCCAATAAGCACATTAATAAGCGGTCTAAAAAACTTCTTCAATGAAGCTTTTGAATCTGTTAAACGCTCATATGATGGATATGTTCAACCTGCATTAGATAAATTTGGGGATGGCTTGAGTAAAATCTGGAATGGTGCTTTAGATGGATATAACTCATATCTTGCGCCGACTATTGACAAAATATCAAGCAAGTTTACAGAATTAGTTGAAAAATACTTAAGTCCTGTAATTGATAAAGCAACAGAATTTTTCGGGAGCTTAATCCACGAAACTTCAAAATTATGGGATTTCTTATCACCATTTATTGGATGGTTGGCAAAGTCTGTATTTTTAAGCATTTCAATTCATATCAATTTGCTTTGGAATACTTTTGAATTAGCATTCAAACAGATTACGAACACGATAAGCACGTTCATTGATGTATGCAAAGGATTATTAGATTTTATTGTAGGTGTATTCACAGGAGATTGGGATAGAGCTTGGGACGGATTAAAGCAAATATTCTCTGCTCATGTTAACAATATCAAAAATACTATTTCTAACTTCAAAGACTATTTTGTTGACCAATTTAAAACGGCGCTTGGTGGAGTCGAAAAACTCACAGGCATAAGATTCGAAGCAATAAAATCAGGCTTTGAGAATGGATGGAACAAAGTTAAAGGTGTCTTTGCAAATGCTCCGGGGTGGTTTAAAGAGAAATTCGACAGTGCTTTTAACGCCGTTAAAGACGCTTTTAGCCCGTTTGATGGATTTTTTAGTGGGCTTGGAGAATCATTAGGAAAGACATTTAAAGGCGCCTTAAACGGTGTTATAACTCATTTCAACAAGTTCATCAACTGGGTCAACAGCAAGCTCAAATTCTCATGGGATGGTCTAAAAATTGCAGGACAAACGATATTCGAAGGTGGTACTGTTCAGCTTGCAAAAATTCCGGCTATACCGCAACTTGCGAGAGGTGGTATTGTAGACAGCCCAACTCTTGCAATGATAGGTGAAGCAGGGAAAGAGGCAGTCGTTCCGCTTGAAAACACAGGGTTTGTTACAACTATTGCTAGTGCAATTGCAAATGAGATAAGAAAGGTAATAGATGAGAGTAGAAGCTCAAACGGAAGCAGCAACGGTGATGTTGTAGTGAGAGTGGGAGAAGATGACTTTGCAAGGATAGCGATTAAAGCTATCACAAATGCGAACAGAAGAGCAGGAGGCACATTGTTGGAGGGTGTACTATGATTATTAAAATAAACGACACTGAATTACCTGTTTACCCGTCCGAATTTTCAGTTACTGTAATGGACTTAGACAATAGTGAAAGCACAGTAAGGACGGCGGATGGGGGGCTAAATAGGGATAGGATAGCGACAAAAAGAAAGATTGACATGACATGGCCGGCACTGACATGGACGCAAGTTTCAACACTCTTGCAATCTATGTCAGATGTTTTTTTTGAGGTTTATTTTCCTGATCCAATGTCGGGGCAATACGATACAAAAACATTCTATGTTAGCGATAGACCGGTTCCTGTTGTCATTCCGAAAGATGGAGATATTCTTTGGGGGAACGTAAAAGTTACCCTGATAGAACGGTAGGTGATGAAATGTATTCAGTTAGTTCATTGTTCCAAAACCTTATTAAGCTACCCAACCGAGAATTTTATATAAAGGCTATTGTAAACGATGTGGAATACGGTGCAGACAGTATTGTTGAATTCACCGTAGACGAGGCGATTACCGAGGGTGACGACTTCTCAATAGGAAACGCAATACCTGCAAGACTTGATATTAGCTTTCATACGACAGACGAATTTCCTTCAAATGCTGAGATAAAGCCGTTCATCAAACTTAAAGGAAACACCGACACGGAATGGATGCCTGTTGGTGTTTTTTATATTGACAGCAGAAAATTTGAAAATGATGTGTGGAAATTCACTTGCTACGACAAATTGATGCAAGCGAATCAGCCATGGACAACAAGCCTAATGCTACCAGCTTCTATGAAAGATGTGATAGACGAAATATGCGAAACGTTGGGTGTTGAGCTATGCGCTGATACTGTTATCAAGCATTATGAAGTGCCGCTTATGACTCATGATTTTACTATAAGACAAGTGATAGGCTATATAGCTGCTTGTCACGCTGCAAATGCCAGAATTAACAAAGACGGAGATTTATGTTTTGTTAAGTGCAAACGATTCGCAGAAAGGGGGTTTAACTGATATGGCTAATGGGCTTTTTGGTGGTGGTAATGGAACAGAATTAGACCCTTACTTAGTTGAAGATGCTCAGGATTTGTGGGCGGTTAGAGGTAATTTATCAGCACACTATAAGCAGATATACAATATTGACCTAAACGTGTTCAATGATGATGGCGGATGGACACCGGTTGGAACGA